CAGCCGATGTAGTCACTAACGTTCCTGCTACCGCGGAATTGCCAATTGTGGCTGCCATAGCAGAAGATAACCCAGCATATGCTGCGGAGGCACCAATTGCAGATCCAGCATATGCACCAATAGAACCAATAGAAGCTAATCCTGTTGCGGTGCCTGCCGCCGCTAACGCAGTAGTTTTCGCAATATTATTAGCCTTTTCCATATTTCTGATTTGTTCGCCTTTTATTTTTTCAATTAAATCATACAATTTATCGCTTGTTTCTCTTTCGGAAACATTTAATACATAATTATCACTATGAAATTTGTTGTTGAAACTATAATTATTTTTAATGTACGTTTTTACACAATTTTCATTATTTTTATGTGAAGGGTTTTTTTCGTTAGGGTCGATTACTTTTATACCACACTCATACTGATTTATTTCATTTTCGGTATTTGTTTTTGGTCCAGTGTATCCTGACCATCCAAATGTCCGTTTACTTTTATCACAATCTTTTCGTTTAGTATTACCATCTATTTCTAAACCTTCCATTGTTAAAATATTAAGCAACGATTTCAAATAAATATTTTGTTCAATACTTTCAAATATATTATATTGAGTATTTATCTTTTTACGATTGTTTTCGGTATCATATTCATTTCCAGCCCATTGGAATATACTAGCAGTGTCAGAATTATTGTATGAATATAATCGTAACCAATTATAAATAATATTATTTCTCATATCAGGATATTTATCCCAACACGAAGAATTTATTATATTATTCAAAATATATAATGGCGTATCGGGATGTTCTTCGGTTCTTTTTTTTAATTTGAATTGTTTTTTTTCCTTTGAATCTATACATATTAAATCAATTAATTCATCTATAATCCGTTCATTTGCTTTTTCACCTTTATTAAATCTAGATGATACCTCATAACTATGTTTTTTCCAATAATCATTGTAATAGGGTTGTTTTTGGTTTTTTTCTTCAAGCAATTTAGATTCAATCGATTGTTTCTCTGGTTTTAATGGATGAGTCAAACCACCACTCATTTTAAATAGTATTTCTAATTGTTCTTTAGCATCTTTGAATGCATTTTTTTGGTTAGTTTGATTTCCTAATATTTTATCACAAGAATCATATACATTTTTCTGTTTTTTTAAACAATTTAACCATCTATCTTTCAATGTTTCACTACCATGTTCTTGTGTTTTTAAATGTAACATCAATGAGCCATTAACATTATCTATATAACTTTTAGTACCCTTTCTTCTTTTCCCAGTGTATTTCCAATTATTGTGTCTTATATAATATTTTCGTCCCCATCCATCTGAATTAAAGGAGTTCCATCCTTTATTTGTTATATTAGTGCCACGATTTTTATATTTACTTTTTATAGTATATGTAATCTCAGTACATGGATTGCTTATAGATTTGATATTTTTTACTTCGAATTTTTGTGGATTAAAGATATCTAATTTATTATAATAAATATTTCTTAAATGCATATCTTCTAAATTTCTCATAAGTTTTAATCGAGTATATTTAGTGTTAGGTTTATCTTTATAGTATCTGTTTATCATGTCTATTTTGTTACGCAAATGTTCAGCTTCAACCACTTCGGAACCAATTTTTATTAAAAACATAGAAAACATTTTAAGATTTACAATATGATAATTCATAGGATAGCGTTGATATTTCATTATTTCAGTAACACTTTGTTCACTATATTCTATTTTGTCTGATAAATAGTCTTCCATATCATAAAATCCAGAAGCTCTTTTTTTTGATTCGGTAATCATTTGACCACCATAATACCAAGAAGCACCAGCAATACCAGTTAAAGCTAATCCACCAAGGACAACTCCAGGACCGGCAATACCAAATGCCCCCATGGCAGTAGTATACATATCTGTATATGACATTTTCAATTTATCACTATATCCTTTTTCACTACCACCTATAAGAATACGTCTTCCTCCCCTTTTCTGTGTTGGATCATTCTTTTCAGCTTTAGATTCGATTTTAGATTGTGTATCATATTCTTCTTTTCGTGATGCTTTTGCTACATCTGTATCTATTTGTCTGTATTTATCTTCATTTTCTTTTTTTTCTCTCCCTATTTCCATAATTGTATCTGTAGCCCACCCCCGATCGATTCTTTCTTCTTGTGTCAAAGCTTCTTCCATTAACTCATCTACCTTTTGCATAATTGATTCTTCCTCATTTTCAGTAGAACGTTCTTCAATTATGGTTTTATTAACTGGTTTCCATCCACTTTCTGAAAATGAATAAAAAATCCGTTCAGTTGTTTTATTAATAGTATTTGTTTCATTAATCCACAAATCCTCGGAATCTCTATAATACAATTCTATATCCAATGTATTTATTTCTGATAATAATATTTTGACTCCATCTTTCCCAAATTTATTATTACATGCTTCATTATCTTCTTCTAATATTTGATCTAATTCTTTTCGTCTATCTATTTCTTCTTTTTCAGCAATTCTTTGTTGTTCTTTGTAATTTTTCATACTTTCAATATAAGTATTTAATGAACGAATCAAGCATCTATTTTTAAAATAATTTGTATAATCATAATTTTTTATTTCAAGTACAGACTTATAATTATCTGAATTAATAGCTTTATCATCTAATACTAATTTTTTAGTTTTTAGTTCTGTTAGTTCATTTCCAGCTTTTCGATATTCACTTAAACATGATATACATATTGGTTCTTTTGGGGGATTAATAAATAATTGTGTATTTTGATTTATGTCTTGTTTGCTCAAACTTTTTAACACGTTTATTTTGTGTTTGCTTTTTTTATCTAAAAATAAATTTATTTTTATTTTACCAGGAATACCTAAATCCTTTTTTTTTGAATATGTATTTAACAACAATTTAAATTGATTGTATTTATTTGTTAGCTGCCCTTTCAAATTAGTTAAATATTCCTGTTTTTTTTCAGTGCCACCTTCATAAAACCACGCTTTCGAATTTGGATTTCTATCTCCAACAACCCATCGATTCTTAAACATTTCCCATACATTATCTTTACAGTTTTGTAAAACGCACATATTCTTTAGACGACCACGACCCATTGTCAAAAAATTATTTTGAATAAAATATATATGTTTATTTAAATAATCAGTTTGTTGGTGATGTTCACATAATGTTGATTTAAAAAAATTAGATTGATTTGGCAATACATCAATTTGGTTCCAATTAGTATTAGACCCTAATGCTTTATGATTACAACCTTCAAAATATTTACATGAGTTAGTAGATGGTGTGTTGGAACGACTTTTAATATCTTCCTTCATTAATGTTATACCTTCATTTTCGATATTTTCTCCTTTAATTTTGCTTCTATCATATACAACTTGACCAGATTCTATATGTTGATAATATGCTTGTCCAGATTCGTTATCATTTTTCATTAACCATTTGGAACCATTCCAACCTGATGCATTTTTGTCAAATACATTTCTGTTTTTTCTAGAATTTATTTCATTTATTTGGTCATTAGATGGTGTTATTATTTTAATACCACATGATAACATTGTTTCTTCGTCTGTTCGTTGCTCCAAATTGTCAGAGTGTACTTTCCCCCCCCCATCTTGTTCGTAATTTATTTCATTAATTTTATTAAGTTCATATTTAACTATACCATCAATGAACAAAATCATTTTTTCGGCGGTTAAAGCATAATATGTATCAGCCTCATATAATGATATTATTTCTGGATTATTATCTATGTTAAAATCACTAATAGGTTCAATAGGTGTAAAATTATCTTTACAACATAATGACCTAAATTCTGATTTTTTATTATTGAAAAATTTAGTAATTTCTGCCTTCTTTTTGTCATTTTGTAATATAGTTCTATATGTTGCCCAAGTAGGATCATCTTCATTAAAAAAATCCTTAGTTATTAATCTCTCAAAATATCTATTAAAACATAAAGATTGGTAGTAATTTAGCTTACAATGGGTATTGCCTTCATCCGTGTTAATATCATTATTACATTTAGAAACACTACGACTTACTTTAGCCTGTTCGATTTCGTTGCTGTTTTCCACCGTTGTGTTGAATAAATGAGTTAAATATGTTTTTGTTTCAATATCATATATATCATATTTTAATGGATTAGCAACAATAAAATCACCTTTACCACCTGTTGAAAAAAAACTAATATCAGTAGCATTTTTACATTTATCAATTTCTATTTTTCTGTAATGATCTATTATTTTACGTAGCAATATTTTATGTTTAATGACATCATACAGTTTTTTAGTACAATAAAATAAATATTGTTGAACAATATATTTTTCTTCGTGGTCGGTTTTAATAGATGTATCAATTATTTCTGATTTGGAGTCTAATATATTTGCTTTTTTCAATGTATTTTTGACTTTTTCTTTATCTTTCTCTGCCTTAATACCAATCGCACTAAAATTAACCATTTGCCTAATTTTTTCATCCCATAATGTATGTATATATTCAGATATATTATCTGGCGCTGCTGTCCCCCCAGAAGCATCTGTTGCTTCTATCTCATCTAGTGCTGCTACCGGCGCAGGATCAGCACCTTCCAACAGCTGGACATTATTATCAGTGCCACTTCCTCCATTAACAGATGATTTAATTTTTGCTATAAATTCAATAATTATTGAATTTATTTCATCAGTGTTAAGGTTAATTGGATTACTAAAATCAAATATATTTTTATCAATAATATTTTTTATTAATATATCACTATTAAATACGTCCATCAGTTTTTTAAGTATAATGTCATGCCATTTTTCCGATTCACCGTTAGAATTAACTAAATTTAATTCACTCATAAGTTGAAAATTTTTTCTAAATAATATTTCGCTTATTAACTTTTTTTGAAAGGAACAATATTTAATTATTTTGTTTTTATGAAATTGTTTTGCTGTTTCTAAATTTTGTAATTTTACTATAGGTGATTCATTAATATTCATTTCTTTAATATTGACATTATCTGGTAATTTATCAGATGTATATGTTGTTTGTGTTTCATTATTTATATATATAGTGCTACCATCTTTTTCTGTTTTTTTGTATACTGTAATTGTATTTGTTGCAGCTATTTCAGCGTTCGCAATCTGGCTATCATTTAATGTAGTCATGGATAATTCAATAGACGGAATTTTATCTTCTACATCTTCTTGGGTATCTTCTTCCACTAATTCATCGATTGTATTAATAATATCTAATGTTGTAACAAATTCATCATTAATTTGAACTAAATTCTCTCTCTTCCAAACATACACAGATGGCTTGGAGTTGCCTAACTCATTAGTCAATTCCGTAATCATTTCGGTAATCTCAACTTTTTTTTCTTCAGAAATCCTTTTTTTTTCCTTTTCTTTTTCCAGTTTGGCGATTTCAGAATTAATGACTGCGTTTTTAGTGCCGATATCCGTCCACAACTCATTTAATTCCGTTTCGTTGTGTTCCAATAAATTTTGATTAGATTCTTTCTTTGTTTTTTTTTCGCTAGGAGATAAAACATTTACCGATGTTGTACTTGATTTCGTTTTTTTTGTTTTGTTTCTTTCCGCTATATCTGCTTTTAAATATTTATCTCTTTCCTTAAACCACAACTCTTTATTTTCTTCCATATTTTTATTAATAAATATTTTGTTCCATAATTGTAATAAAGTTACATTTTTAATATATTTGTACTCAGATATAAAATCAAATTCCTTAGTGTCTCTTTTGGACAATACTTTATTGTAAAAATGTGTTTGGATATCACATAAACTATCATTATATTGATTTCTACATTGTATTCTTGCATTATTCTGGTCATCTTCTTTCGATCTTTTAGAAATATACCAATCAAAATAATCTTCATATCTATTCATTTCATTTCTAAATCCAGTCCATGGTGTATCGTATGATGAAGACTTCACTGAATTTGTTTTATCATAACCTGGGTTCAATGTTTCTTTCATTATAGATGCCATGTCAGTTACAATTTTAATCAAATCATCTTGCAGTTTTTTCTTTAGGTATACATTTGCCTTCGTGGGACCAATACTCTCATTTTTTTGTTTGATGTAAGTATCGATTATATTATTTCCGCTTATATAATTTGTGATTTTTGTGAAAGATGATATTTTATTATTAATAAAATGACTTATAAAATAACCATTATATATTACATATTTTAGTATATTTACATTATCTTCACTACATAGTATTTTTATAACTTCCACTTTTTTACTAAGAACAAATTCAATTATCTGTATTCTGAATGATTTAAAATATTTTTTTAATTGTTCATCAAAATCATTTAGTGATACTACATTTACAAGTTTTGTATTTTTATCATAATCTGAATATGATAATAATTCATCTAACTCGATTTCAGTCATTTTGTATGATTTAATATTTGTTTTTTTTAACTTTGTTTTTATTTTTTTTTTTTTTTTTTTTTTTTTTGTAAGTACAATATAGTATTTCCTTTTTTTTGCTTTGGTCGTCACCTTTAAATGTAATATTTCTTCTATTTTTTGAATATCAGTTATTACTTTTTCAAGGTTCTCTTCAAGAACACGTTTTTCTTCTAATACAGGATCTTCGCTTTCTTTCTTTAACAATTCTTTTTTGTTTTTTTTTATTTTTTCAGTATCATGACTCTGGCCAGCTTTAACAGTTTTCAAATCTGATTCCATATTTCGCATTTCATCAAATTTATCATAGTCAACTATTTTCTCCATTTCAAATTGTATTTTATCAAAATCATCCATTACTAAATCAGTATTATTTACCAAATATGTAACTGTTTCTTTTATAATGGTTGTTCTATTACTATTATTTATAGAATTAATATAATTTTCATGTAATTCAGTATCACTGTACTCCATTTCTGGGCTTGCTTTCCGCTCCACACTCTCGCCTGTTATATCATCTGTATTAAATTCTGGAAAAATACAATCGATGTTTGATATATTTAATGATAATTGAATACAGTAATCGAGGTCTGCTTTATCTTTATCTTTATCTTTATTTTTTAAAATCCATTTAGAATCATGACATTTCAAATAAGGATTGGTTGAATGCCAATTAGATGTATCAAATGGAAAAATTAATTTTTTAGTATCTAAATGTGGATATGGAAAATTATTTAATGTTTCAACATCTATATCACTATTGTGTATTTTAGATACATAATTTTTAATTACACCATTAGCTCCAATTTTACCAATTTTACACAAAGGTTCTGCTTTTTTTTTTGATGCTTCTGCTAGTTCTGCTGCTTCTGCTGCTGCTTCTTCTACAGTCTTTACAGGTTTTACCGTCGAGTTCTTTGAACCCCCAATAATTTCATTCTTAATTATTTTTTTCTTTTTTTTAGATTTTTCTCTATATGAAGATATTTTTTTTTGCGATATACTACGATTCATATATAATTAATAAATATTTTATTAAATAATTCTCAACGATTTCAATAATAATCCCAATGAAACACAAAATCCAATAATAGAATAATAGGATAGGGTTCCTGGTTTTTTATTTTTATCTTTCGAAAAATAAAATCCATTTACGCTAATTTTTCCTTTATATGCCATTACAATTGATGCTAAATTTATTAATACAAATAATATAAGTAATATAGTGTTTGAAAGGTGTGTTGATACATTTATAGTAGTAAATAAGCATAGCAAATATGCTATTACAGATACAACTAAAATACTATATATAGGTGTATTAGTACTTTTATTGACAGTTTTAAATATAGTTGGTAAAACATTTTTCTTAGAAATTCCATATATTTGTCGACTACTAAATAAAATAGTTAGTAAAATTGTGTTAAATATTGAGAGCAATGTTATTACATTAATTACTTTAGTACTTTTATTACCAAGTAATACATTATATGCTTCAGTAATTGGATTAATAATAGTGCCTGCTTTATGGTATCCAAGTAATTTGTTGACTGATAAAGAAACACCTATATAGAGAACAATAACACTAATTAACGAATATATCATTCCTTTTGAAATATTTTTTTTAGATTCAATTGTATCATCGGCTAATTTTGGAATAGTTTCGAATCCAGCATAGGCAAAAATAGATATAAACGAGCCATAGATTACACCATCCCATGATATTGATTTAGTTTTGGTAATATTGGTTATATTTATAAGTTTATTGTCATAATTTCCAAAAAAGCATAATAAAATTAATAGGATTAAAGTTCCAGTTTCTAAAATTGATATTCCTATATTTACATTGCTGGTTGTTTTAACATCATAAATATTGATAATAGTGGGTATTAAAATAATACTAATTAATATTAAGTTGTATGATGTATGTTTGAATAATTTTTTCAATATATTAGAAAAAGCTAAACACAATGTTACTAACATCAATATACCAATACCTATTAATCCATATGCTATTATTTTTTTGAATCTATTATTAGTTAAGCCAATTGTAATATAGTCATATTCAGACGACGACGAGTCAAAATGATTGCTTAGATCAGAATAACTTAATGCTGTAAATATACTGATAATACCACCAATTAAAAAGGATAACCATGTATAATTTTTACCATGTTTTGTCGTCAAATATAATAATGAATATATTCCAGCACCAACAATATAACCCAAACCTATAAAATAAATATCATATAGTTTCAATATTTTTTCCATTATAATTAAACTATACAATTAAAATTGAATAAATAAATATTAAAATAGTGTAAGCACTGTTCGAAATGTTTGAAAAATGGGAGGTATTCCCTTTGACATCACATTGTTATAAAAAAGGACATGAACGATGTATTGAACCAATTGATATAGAAGAAGTCAATCATTATTTTGGTCCAAAAAATCGTTGTTGTATAGATTGTTATTATGTATTTTTGCCAGTATGTGTAATATTAGATTTGGTAAGTTGTTTTTCGATACAATGTATAAAATAATATTTTTAATTATTAATGAAGCTTAATAGAGAAATACGAAATATAATAATAGTGTATGGAATTGGATTAATATATTGGATAAGTTTAGTATTATACAGAGAATTTACAAATAAAGATATAGATTTTTTAAGAATAAATAGATTTTTGAATTGTAATGGGTGGTGTATTAGTCATTTTTTCCATTATATTGTATTAGGATATTGTGCTCCAAATTATTGGATATATATTATATTTATTGGAATAATATTTGAATGTATAGAATTTGGATTGAATAATATATCACCATTTATAGATAGTAAAATAATTGAAGATACTATTGTAAATACAATTGGAGTATTATTTGGAATAGGGTTATATAAATTGTATCCTAAAAAAATAGATTTGTACTCATTATTTTTCAAGCGTTCTACTATTTAAATCGTTTATTAAATTACGATTCAATATTAAATCAGTTAGTGTCCCATATCCTAATATGCTATGCGCTGTTAGAACCCCTCCCATTAATGCCCCAGTAAATCCTATCATACATACATCTTGACCAGTTAAATAAAAATTGTTTATA